TCTTTTCGCCAGAAGGAATTGTTTTTGTAAGGTGGCAAAAGCAATACTCTTCTTCAAAAATTCTAGAATCATCTATATTTGAAGACAAAGCCTCTGAGTCGCTTGATATAAGACTGTGAATCTGATAATCTTCTTTTGATATATAGTGCACATTTACAGAGGGTATAGCTTCATAAAATTCTTGTTTTATTTTTTGGCCTAAAACCTTAATAATTGGAAGTTTTGAATAATCAAAATATAAAAATACATCGCTAAATACCTTCCTGTATTTTTCTAATACCTCATTTACTTTTTCTTTCCAGTCCTGCCTAAGAAGGCTCTCGCACTCTTCCTCGCTATTTGAGCCGTACGCCATTTCAAAATTAACAAAGCAAGAATGAAAAATTTCGCTTCTTAAGTCACCGATCATGCATATGATCCCGCTAGAGTATTGGTGAAGATCTTTGAAAAAAGTTTTTGGCGTAGTCTCTTTTTTAAACACAGACTCTGATCTAGCGTTTGAGACTATATTTACTAGATTTTTGTAGCCAACTTTGTTTTTGGCTATCAGCGTTAGCCTGCCAATAAATTTTTCGTCAGTTAAATAAACGTCCACTTCGACGCCTATTATTGGCTTTATTCCCCTAGCCTTACACGCTTTGAAGAATGGAACAACCGCTTTTAAATTATTATGATCGGTTATTGAGCAAGCAGAGCCTCCAGCCTCTTTTATTTTTGCGACATATTCATTTACGTCAACCGTGCTGTCTAAGAGAGACCAGCATGTATGTACATGTAGTGGTGTGTAGTTCATATTATTCAAAAACGTTTCTCCTATCGCTAGTTTTGTTTTTTAGCTCTTGCTTAGATTTCTTTAGCTTATCTATCTCTAGTATCGTCTGGTCTATACCGTTTCCAACAACGTAAGAATGTATTGTGTCGCAAATGCTGCAGCCGGCTGCTGTTTTTGTTTTGCCAAAGTGGCAAACACTTTTACATTTCCACCTATCGCTAGCGTTGCTTTCTTTTAGTCTAGTTGGAAGCTGGTTCCATTTAATATTTTTAAATGTTTTTTCTATTATGGACAGGGTCTCTTTTCTGTCTTCGTCGGAAAAAGCAACAGTAAAAGGTCCACCATCATTGATAAAATGAATGGTTAGAAGCCTGTTCTTGTATTGCGGAAACATTAAATAGCAGGCTAGGTCATACATTCTTAGCTGTATGTCTTTTGATTGAAGATACTCAAACTCCTTGTTCTCGCCTGTGTTCCAACATTTTCTAGATCCAGTCTTCCAGTCAACAACCTCAATAGTTTCGTTGTCAACCTGGGTTATCAAATCTATCGTCCCCCTTATCTCATAATTTCCTTTTTCAACAACACCTTTTACTATATCATAATATTCATATTTAAAAACAGGATCTGTTAATGGTATCCTAAACTGTTTTTCTGTATGCAGAACGTTGAGATTTTTTGGATCATAAAAAGTATTTATAACTTTTTGAATTGATGAAAGACAAAATTTTTTGTCGCCCTTTTTTAAATCCATTTCTGGATTTTCTTTTGTATATCTATTCCAACATATATCAAGAAGCTTTTCATGATCAAAAAGCAAGCCACCATTGTGACCTAGCTTTTTTGCTTTTGCCATTAGTTCTAGCACATGATGAGTAATAGTGCCTAACAGTGCCTTTTTTCCGCTCTTTGTTGGTATCTCTAAGATTTGCTCCATAAAAAAAGCAAACTCGCAACCTCTATAAGAGTTTATTGAAGACGCTCTAAGAAATTTTATTTCCATTTTTAACCACCTTGATTTCTAAGTTTTTTTCGGATGAAACTATGTTTATTATATAATCTGATTTTTTATAAACATAATTGTTCATATCTTTTATTTTTTTTGGATTAAATCCGCCAGTAGAAACCAAAACAACAGAATTAGAGCTTTTTATTATTTTTTTAAACTTGTTCTTTATGGGATCTGGCCAACTATGATCATTATCTTCGTAAGGAACGACTACTTCTCTTAAGATGCCTATTTCAGAACAGACCTCGCAAAAATCCATCGATATTCCGTTTTTATATTTTCCAATACAATGAATGGTTCCTTTTGGGAATGAAGCAAGAAATTTTCTTATGGAGTTGTATATCTTAATCCTTGCTGGATTATCGCTGTCGTATATGTCAGACAGTATTGAAGATTCATTCATCGCAACTATCATTAATTATCTCTTTCATTATATTTTTTAGTTTTTCATTCTGTTCTTCTATGGACATATGTTGGTTGTCTATGGTGTAGCTTTTTATGGTGTCAAAATTGTAATTATCTAAAGCTACTTCGCTTTCATGATTATTTGATGTGACGTTTCTAGTCAATCTTATTACTGTAGGCTTATATTTTAAACAATAATCTATTTCGTTTGGAAATCTAGCGTCTGCAATAATTGCAAAATCAAGACTCTCTTTTTTGATTCTCTTTATTGTAGAGCGAACCCAGCAATCGTTGTCAAATTTTCTAAAAATATCTGTACCCCATATTTGCATAACCTCACGAGCAGTTAAGCTATCGTCTAGCTTTGGCGCACTTGGTTTATTCATTATAATAGCCAATCTGTCTTTTGGTAAGGGTAGATCTCGCCACTTAAAATTTGTTTTGGTGTTCTTATCAAAATCAGAACCCCAACACTGCTGATTAGCAAGCCCAAATATGTTCTCGCATATGTTTTTTAATTCTCCAGCAAATGCGTATATATCGCAAGTTTTACCAAAAGAACACAGATTTTTTTTAATTAAATTCGCGGAGGTATCTTTTCCGCTTTGTGCTTTACCCGTTATGATTATTATCTTTGTATTCATAGCGCCTTCTCAATACTGATAGTTGAGGTTTTATGAACATATTATAGTCTTCTGTCTTAAGATCTCCAGGATCCTTGTTGTCAGGAAGTATTAATTTTTCTACTGAAATTCTATCTTTAAAAATAGAATCAGCTTTTTCAAAGCCAGATTTACCAGCAAGGTCAGAGTCAAAAGCTAGGGCTATGCATTTAAAATTATGTTTCTTTATTTTATCAAACTGATCCTTTGACAATGAGCAACCAAAAGAAGCTACGCAATTTTTAACACCAAACTCCCAAAGTCTCCAAGCGTCAAATGGACCTTCGACTACTATAAGAAATCCTAGTCTTTCGGCCCATCTTTTTGCTTCGTGAAAATTATAAAGCTCCCCGCTCTTGTTAAGACCTTTTGGGTAGTGTCTCCATTTTGAAAAAATTGCAGTGAAATTACCCTCAGCATTTGCCCATTCTGGATGATATCCGCCAGTTCTATCACTTTTTTCATAAACGCTTCTGCCAGTAAAACCAACCAGCTGCCCGTCCTCATTTCTTATAGGTATCATCAATCTATTGTGCTGCATTTTAACTTTGTTTTTGGGAACCCCAGACTGAAAATGAAACAAAGTCTTTTCCGAGAAACTTCTATCAGATATGCTTGAAAAGTCAGCCTCTAGATTTTCTAATATTGATTCGTCTAGTATTTTATTTGGCGGATTTGAAGTGAAGACTTTTTCTTCAGGTGTATATCCAGCGTTTATTTCTGGATTGTTGACAATCTGAAGAATCCAATCAACGCAATCATTGTAGCCGAAGTTCTTTACGGCTCTTATCAAGCCTATTATGTCGTTTCCGTATTTTTTGTGACAGCCGTGAGTGAAGCACGACCAGCACATTCTTCTTCTATCAAAAGAAAATGCGGCTGGATTATCACCGCCGTGTATTATGCATTTTTGCTGAATTCCCTTTGGTGTTATAGAATCAAAACCTAGAGCCTCTAGGATTGGAAGATCGTATGAATCTGCTAATTTTTTAAGTTCAGAACTGGAGATCTTCGTCGTCGTCATCATTTTCTAGACCCTCACCAATAACCTCAAAGTTAAACTTTCCTTCCGTGAATTGTGACTTGTCCATGTTTGAAACTACATTTATGTACTCTGAGGAAGAATCCATGCCTTTTCCGTATCTAGTTTCAACAACAATCATTTTTCTGTCGCCGTTAGCCTTGCTGTCACCAGCGGCTATATCTTCGTCGGTCTTCTTCTTTAAATAAGCTAAACTTGAGCAAAGCCAAAGAATTCTATCGCTTCCAGAAACAACACTAGTGTCTTCTTTATTTATTCCATCTCTATTTAACTGAACTGTTGCTAGAACTGGAACATCGCTTTTCACGGCAAAGTTGTGAAGCTTTGTTATAAAATCTCCTAAGTATTGGAACTCCTGAAAATCGCCCAAGTCTCCTAGATCCATTGTTTTTAGATAATCCAAAATAATTAGGCAGTCTTTAGTCGATCCATCTTTGTTTTTACCAACAATGCTAGCTAGCCATCTTCTGCAAACCGAGAATATCTCTTGCGGCTTAAGTCCTGCTACAGACGTGTGATAAAAAGGAGTTGATTTAAGGTTCTCTATAGTTTCCTTAATTATAAATGAAGATCTCTCGCTAGAGGCGAAAGCGCCGGTTTCGATCTCAGATTGTGGTATTCCAGAACAAAGAGAAACCCATTTTACAGTCTGTGTTTCTTTCTTCATCTCTGTATCTAGGTAAAGAACAGGGATGCCGTTTGAGGCAACATTCTTTGCAACGTTAAGGCAAAATGTGCTTTTACCGACCTTTGGTCTAGCACCAACTACATTAACCGTTCCTCTCCTATATCCACCGCCTATGCACTGATCATACCTAGGGAATCCTGTCGGCATGCCAGCATAGCTGACTGGATTATTTTTAATATACTCTATATGTCCAAGAGCAAAGTCACATATATTTACATAATCGTTTTCCTTCTTTATTTCTGGAATGAAACTAAATATGGCCTCTTCTACCTTGGTTACTATTTCGACTATGTCTTCGTCGCCGCTAGTCTTGCAGAGATCTGAATAAGACTCCTTTAGCTTACCACCTAGCTTTCTAACTATATGCCAATACTTGACACGCCTAAGTGCGAGATTGGCATCGGCCTCGCTAACATTCTTTGAGTAACAGGCTTCCAATTTTTCTAGGAAAGTTTCTTTGTCATGGGTCGTCCAAGAGGCGGAATTTCTAGCAAAATTTGCCACGGCCTCTATTGACGGTTCTTCTGAATGGCGAGATTCGTATGAATTTTTGATAGATTCAAAAATAAGACCGTGATCTTTATCTTTGAAAAAGGAATAGTCTATATCTGATATGCCAGAATAAAAATTCTGAGATCCGCATTTGACAGCGTATCCCAGAATTGATACCTCAGAGTCTATATCGAAAGACTTATCCTGCACGACACTTGTTGCACTTGATCTTGGCATTTGCGCCCGATTCTAGCATACCAACTGGGTATTCTTTATTGAAATCAAAATCAGAACCACACAACGCACACTTAACTACATTTGCTTTATACTCTGGTCTTTTTTCTTTTTTTCTTTTTGGGATTGATTTAGCTAGTTTTTCGTACTCTGGATTATTATCTTCTGGAAGCTCAAAGTCCTTGCTAGATATAAATTTCATATCAGAGTTGTTAGTAGCTGCAGGCCTTGGTTTTTCCTTGACAACCTCATGAGTGTCTATATACTCTAAATCTTCAGCTTCATCTGAGAGTATATGAATTGCCATTCGGATTTTTTTACGATAGTCTTCAGCCACAGAGCTTTTATTTGTAGATGCTAGAGTCTTCGGCGGCTTATCCCCAAATACATATTCATAAAAATCTCTGACAAGCTCCATATCATTCGTCATTATTGCTTTTTGTAATTGTTCTTTTCTGTCATTCATTTTAAACTCTCTTTTCTATAGCTAGAGATTTCATTGAGTTTGCTAAAAATTCAATCTTTCTGTCTATGTCTTCAAGCATCGTAACCTTGGAGGCAAATTGTATTTTTGCAGATTCTAATTCCTTGGCCACGGGATCATTTCTTTTAATTATAAGACTTTTCTCGCCCAAGCCGTATCCGTTTGTATTTGATATCTCTCTCCCAATTATACTATCTATGTTTGCCTCACACCAGTCCCTAGCTGATTTCATTTTATTTATCTCAGTCTTTATAAATAGCGCGTATTGAGCTAGTCTTATACAGTTTATAGAAAGCTCTTCGCCTCCTATGCTCTTAAGCTGTTGTCTAGATAGATTTATTATAGTATCAATTTCTTCTGGAACAGTAAAATTTAAAGAGACAGTTCCTTGCATCTGGTTTATCTTTTCTAGAATCTTATTTTTTATTGACTTGTCTTCAGAAGAAGTATTTTGCTGCATCTTTAATATTCCTGATCTCAATTAGTCTTATATTATTAAGCTCGCAGAAGAATTTCTTTGTTTCGTCTCTTTGCTTCTGATCTTCAAACTCAGCATTAGATTTATGAAAAAACGGATTCATTTCGTCGTGTTGTTCGCCCTGAACTTCAACCGCTATCTTCCTGTGCGGAATATAAAAATCTAACGAAAGCCTAGTGTCTGGTATTGTTATATCTTCAAGAACCGGGTCTAATGGATATCTACCCTTTATAATCTTGCCTATCTCATGTTGGATTTTAGATCTGCAAGTGTAGGATGATTTCATTGGCCATGAACTTTCTCGAAGATCCCAAGTTATTATCTTGGTCGGATCGTTCACAGATTTTACTTTCATTTCTTCTTTGTCTTTTTCTTTGAGTTAGAAATTATGTCTTCTAGACTTATATCGTGATTTCTGTGGTAAAAGTACCACCCCTTGACTTCTTTACTATATTTCACAAGATCTTCAACTGTTACAGAGGATTCCTCTATTTCGTGCGGGATATCATCTAGACTCATATCATTAATTTCTGCCATTATATCCCTAACAGCCCAGTCTTTCCAGACTGGAAATGTGAAAGAAACCTTTACCATTTTTAGGCTTTCAGCGGAAAGTGGACTCGCGATTATTTCATTACTATCTTTTATTTTCTTGAAATTCATATATACTCCTTATATAGCCATTGTTCTTATTTGATCATAAATTTCT